AACATTACTTCTGTAGGTACATTAACTGGATTAACAGTCAGTGGTGTAATACAGCCCAATGCCAACGCCACAATTGACTTGGCCACCACCGGTGCACGGTTTAACAACGTTTATGGTGTGACATTTATTGGTATTTCTAATCAAGCCAAATACGCTGACTTGGCAGAGAATTATGTAGCTGATGCAGAATACGCACCAGGTACAGTTGTGTCCTTTGGTGGCAGTGAAGAAGTCACAGTATCGGCTATAGATGCTGACACCGCAGTTGCAGGTGTTGTGTCCGCCAACCCAGCTTACTTGATGAATAGTCATCAAGAAGGCACACACATCATTGCACTGGCACTGCAAGGTCGCGTATTGTGCAATGTCACCGGATTGATTAACAAAGGTGACATGCTAGTATCTGCGGGCAACGGGCAAGCAAGATCTGAAAAAACACCAGGTGTTGGTACTGTGATTGGTAAAGCGTTACAGAATCATGCTGGTGGCAACGGCACCATTGAAGTTGTGGTTGGTGTTAGATAACGTTGTTTAAAACTGTGGCAAGTTTTTCTTGCACAACTTCAATATTAACCATATTCCACAGTCCAGGATGCATGGGCTTGGGCCAGTTCCTGTAATCAATCCAAGCGTAGCCAAGATGCTCGTTGTTGAGTACTGGTAAAAATTCCTGGTCTAACACACAGATAAATGTGTTGTATGCAAAACTTTGATTTGCACTAGTGAATCTTTCTATTGGCAATAGTTTTTGATTCTTTGGAAACACCCCAATTTCTTCAAGGCATTCTCGTTCAATTGCTTGTAGCAATGTTTCGCCAGCTTCAACTTTACCGCCAGGTAATCCCCAGGTGTTGGGATGTTTTACGTCATTGCGCAAAAGATAAAGATATCGCTGTGTTGATTTACTGTAAAACCAAACCCCAACTGCGTTTATAATACTATGTTCCATTGCCCTGCCTGGTAAAGACCATCGTAACTCTTGTACCAGTGTGCTCCATCCCAGCGATACTGTATACTTGTGGTTATGTTGGTTACGTATTGTAGGTCAGTTATTTCCCGACTGTTGAATACCACACGCCATTTGGCCCCGTCGTATTCAATGATATCGTTGGCCTCAGCAATTAATGCCTGTCCAATATTACCTTCCCACCCGGTGGGATTGCTGGTATTATCGATGTTTCCGGTACTCTCGGTCAACAAATATCGCTGACCGTAAACCGGCGCTGGTAATCCACCATTGGGAATGGCAGAGTCTCCACGATTGGGTCCACTAAGCAATGGATTAATAATTGCATCAACTGGTAATAGTGTATTTCCTGGGATTGTATCTGTGTCAATGGAGAACAGCATAAATCTATCGTCGGCAGGGTTATAAGCAATGGTGCCAACAATAGAACTATCTGGATCCCAGGGATTATCTAAAGTAATGTAGCTAATTCCGTCTCTGAGTACACCGTATGCCCCGACTACAGAGTGCCAGAGTATTTGTTGATCAATTGGAGAATCAAACGGATCTTCGCTAGTTATGGGTTCGGACAGCACAGTTGACTGCTTAACAACCTGTAGTTGTCCATTTAATAACACAACTCCGTAACCCCAAGGAGTCACTTTTTGTCTTGTGCCCAACAGTAAATCATTATCGGTTACGGCATTGCTAGCATCCCCATTACCATCATAGATTGAAGTGATGATGCGTTCAATGACACCCAGTTTCTTGACCTTGGCTGGACTGCTGATCCAAATTGGTATGTTAAATTTCAATGTTGCAATGTCGATGGGGTCTTCGGTTCCTTGCGGAATATTTCTACTGCTCCAGGTCACACTATCTAAATTAACCACGCTAAGGCTGGTCCAATCAATGTAGTTGTCGGTGTTTTGTATTTCCAATGCCGGATTAAACAATGTTAATATTTGTTCAAGCAGTTGAAGCTTTTGATTGGTGTTACTAGTCCAGATATCTAAATTTAACCCCAACTTATACGGAACAGGCATCAGTCTCTCGATGGTAAATGCATTGCCTTGAGTGGTTTCGTAACTGTCTGTGGCTTCGTCATAGGTGCGTTGACGAACCTGTATTTTATCAACAAAGTACGGTTCTTGTAATCTTGGACGGTCATACTCTAATGCATTGATGTAAAAAGTCATCAACGGGGTTGACGGCATCATGTTAGCACTATTCTGTTGAATAATAGTTTGTGCCTGACGACTTGCATCACCATAACGAATCGGAACACGTATCAATGCCTGTGCGCCATCAGTGTCTGTGCCATACTCTACTTGGAAATTGCTCAACATGCGAGTAAACTGTAATAGATACCTGCGTATCTGCTCTGAATAGAAAAATTGTTGCATAATTTAATTAGCCACCGTTGTCAGCTTTGGGAATGAGTGCGTCATTTAAACTTTGTCGTTGTGGAATTGGACCACGGTCTGTGGTTGCAGTTTGTGCAGTGTTATTAACAAAGCTAGACCGCAGGGTTTTGTTTTCTGCTCCAGGTGTGAGTTGTGTTCTAACAACTTCTTCAATTTTAACCCAGGCAGCTCCGTTGTAACGGAACAAGCGATGCGGGAAATAATCTAACCGCAATGCGTATTCTCCAAGGCTTGGATTTACTGGGAACGAAACACCCGGAGTAACTGGTAACCCGTTTGGTGCAATTCCGTCGCCAGTTAAATACCCTTGTGTGTATCCATCACTGCGAGGAGTATCGTTATCTTCGGCCACTGTTCTATCTAGTGTAGTGCCTACGAAATCAGCAGTAACACTGTATGAGTTTGCTGGAGTACCATCTGGGTTGGTTGGTAAAATATAAAACTTAACTGTGTCGTATCCACTCTTTGGTATCTCGGCTTCGGCTTGAATCAAGATAGCATCGTTGATTTCTAGATCCTTTGGACGAGTGGTAATCTTATCTTCGGCTGTTGCTGGAGTTTTCTCCATCCAATAGTCAGTGTTGGTAATGTCAGTGCCTGCTGGAACATTTTGTTTGGCAATGTAATATGTATTACCATAGTTAACTGTGGTACCACCAGGATAAAAGTTCCCGTCATCCCAAATGTTTTCTACTTCAAATGGCTCTTTGAGAATATCTTTGTATTCCTGAGCATTGACCATTGGCGTGGCTTTGACACGCCACAAGTGTGGTAACCAAGTTTGGCTAAAGCCCTCACTGGCAAACGCCGCATCTTGAATTACATAAAATTTTGGAATTGCTCGTGGTATACTTTGATTTAAAGGATTATAATCACGTAAGTTAGGAATTTCTAACACGTCACCACTCATGAGTTTACGCCCAAATGTGTCAATCATTTCATTGTAATGAAATGTTAGAAACAGCGTGTCGTTGTTTAAGAATAATCCAAACTGTGTGAGATCAAAATCAATATCTTGGGTATTGTAAACAGCTCGCATAACAAACACACTACTGTCATAACTGCGATCTCTGTTTTCTAATAACAACAAGTCTTCAATGAATAATGGGCTTTCAAAACTGTAGGCTGGTTGAGTGGCATCTTGATTAACCAATGGTTCTGTGCTGTCAGGGTTACTAGCTTTTGGTCCCAAATACTTGTGCACATACACATCTACACCGCCAACAGTGTACATTTCACGGATGGTGCGATCTAAAAATTGATAATCATTGGTACGATTTGGGCGGTATAAACTTAGTCTTGGCATAGTATTGTATCCTGCGTGTATTTATGTACGGGTTGACCATTAATTCCCAATCTGCTATAATTACAGCTTGTCAACAAAGGAGCCACGATGCTTACAGATGTACAAAGCGCACAAATTAATAATACTGAAGTATACACTTTAGATTATGAGGCAGAAGCCCTGCAAAGCTACAAGGACACAGGTGAGGACTTAATGGACCAGCTGGAAGTACGTGCAACAAATGTTATTTTGGAACAAACATCTTGGGACGCTCGCGAGGATTTGGGCGGTATTACAGCGTATTTTAAAGGTAATACTTTAGTAGCATTCTACGATTACGAGCAGTTCCGCGGCACTGTGTTCTAAAAACGACACTTTGGGCAGAGATTGACAACAAAATCAATCTCTGCTATAATTACAGTTATTGCTTTTTTGGAGAACGTATGAAAGTTGCAACAAAACCCATCAAACTACTAAACCCACGCAGTGCAGACACCAATGCCTTGGGCATGGAACCCACGTGGAATACACAGCCCACTGACAATCGATTCAGTGCACTTAGCAAAGCCTTCTCCTGGTACAATTACTTCTACGGCAAAAAAGATGCCCGTGAGATGATTGTTAACTATCTTGAATTGCATGACCGCCGAGCAGATGTGCGCACACTCAAACGCATTCCAGACAGTTCAATACGATTGACCACAGGCTGGCTGTGTCGTATGAGCATGGTAGGGCTAGAGCTCAACGATCATGAACAGATTAAATTGGATAACTTGCTAAAAGAAGTACTAGAGTCCAAACAAGACGAAGTTGCGGAAGTGGTACCTGTGGAAGATGCAGTGCCTAAGATCACCATTCAAGACCGGTTGCGCGAAAAAGTAAGCGAGTGTGCAGGTGAGCTCGACGGCATGTTTGACGAGT